CTAAATAATAATATTATATATTTATTTAAGAGCAGCGAGTTCAAAGAAAAATTTGACTACTTTGTTCAGCAAAGGAAACTCGAAAGGAAAAACGAAGGTAATGACTTAGGAATTTTAGAAATAGACTTATATCAAAAAAGATTATATGAGTTATCAAGAGGTGATGAAAAAGAAGCATTGAAAATATTAGAAAAAGCAATAATGAGGAACTGGAAAGATTTTTATAATATCGAGGAGGGGAAAAATGGGAATAACTTCAATGGCGGAAGTAATAAAAAAGAAACAAGAAAACCAAATTATAACATTGAAGCCGACTTCTAATGTGGAAACAGTCAATATCAGCGTATTTGAAAATCAGAAAAATAAAGGACTGATAAATTACTACAGAGATATTTCAACATTGCCTAAAAAAATTTCAGACTGTACATTTGAAAAATCGGTTGTTAAAAGCAAAAGAGAACTGGAAACAAAAACTAAGCTTGAAAAATATTGTACAAATTTTGAAAAAGCTCTAAAACATGGAATAGGATTATATTTCTACGGAAAAAGAGGAACTGGAAAAACATTCTACAGTCTGTGTATTTTCAATGAATTATCAAGTAAATACAAGGTTTATCGTACAAGCTTGATGGAAATAAATAATAAAATAAAAAGCTCTTTTCAGGAGAAAAACACAACAGAACAGAGGATTATTAATGATTTACTAAATGCTGATCTTGTAATTTTAGATGACTTAGGAAAGGAATATTTGAGCGAAAGTTGGGGAAAAGAGAAGCTTTTCTACATATTCAACAAGCTATATGAAGCAGAGAAGTGCTTAATAATATCAACAACTTTGGACATTCCACAGATGTCAGAATATCTAAGCATAAAAGGTAGTGATGATGTATTTGACAGAATGACTGAAAATTGCAGAAGCTTAAAATTTGACTGGGAAAGTAAAAGAAAAACAATCAAGGAAAAAATTAAAAAGGAGATATTTGAATGAAGATAATAACAGAACAGGATGTTAAAAGGGCAGAGCTTGAAAATAAGGCAATGAACCTGAGAAGAGAAGAGTTGCAAAAAGAGGATAAAAAGCTATTGAAGGCAATCAACAAAAATATTGAACTTATTGAAAAATTCAAGAGGATAAAGAAATGCAAAAAATCAAAATAATAGAACTTTTTGCAGGAGTAGGAAGTCAAGCAATGGCATTGAGAAACCTAGGACTAGACTATGAAGTTGTGGGAATATCTGAAATAGATAAGTTCGCTATTAAGAGTTATGAAGCGATTCACGGCAGAGTACACAACTTCGGAGACATATCAAAGATTGAAGAATTGCCTTATTGTGACCTGTTAACATATAGTTTTCCATGCACAGACCTTTCAGTTGCTGGGCAACAAAAAGGAATAAGTAAAGATACAAGAAGTGGACTTTTATTAGAAGTCGAAAGACTTTTGTTGAAAGCAAAAGAGAACGGAACATTGCCGAAGTATCTTTTACTGGAAAATGTTAAAAACCTTGTTGGCAAGAAATTCATAAAAGATTTTGAGCGATGGCTAAGCTTTCTGAACAGTCTAGGATATTACAGTAACTGGGAAGTGCTTAATGCCCGTGATTACTCTATCCCACAGAACAGAGAACGTGTATTTGTTGTTTCTTCACTTGATAATATCCATTATGTTTTTCCAAAAAAAGAACAATTGAAAATCAAAATGAAAGATTTGCTAGAGGATTATGTTCCGGAAAAATATTATCTGTCTGAAAAGTATTTAAAAAATTTTTCAGATATGACAAACAGGAACGGATTTATCAGAGGAGAAAGATTTAATCCACGAAAATTGGAAGACTGTGACACAGCATTTACAATAACAACAAGAGCAGGATACAGGGTAACCGATAATTTTATCAAAACAGGAGGAAAAATAAGGAAATTAACTCCTTTGGAAGCATGGAGACTTATGGGATTTAGTGATAATGATTATTATGCTGCAAAGTCTGTGGATATATCTGATGCACAGTTATATAAGCAAGCTGGTAACAGTATTGTAGTAACAGTACTGGAAACAATATTCAGAAAGTTGTTTCTTGAAAAACACGAGAAAAAACAATCAATAATAGCGGAACAAATGAGCATGTTTGAGGTGTCAAATGAAAAAAATACAAGTATTTTACTGTGAAATTACAGATTTGAACGGATATAAAAACAGGATAATAACAACAGATGAAAAAAGATTGTCTAATTTTAGAAGAATGCACGGAGGAGAAATTGGAGGAATATATCAGTGGAGCGAAACATTAAATCAAAGAGAGTTTGAAAAAATAAAAAGAAATAAATATTTTAAATAAAAATCAGGAGGAAGGAAACATGTTAGTAAATCACAATATTATTGATTATATGGTTAAATCTTGCGTAGATACATATAATTTGGGAGAAGCTAGATTAATAAAACAAAATTTGGAAGAAAAGAAAGTACAGTTTGCATTTAAGCGTGCAGATTTAAAATTAAGTGTTGAATTTGCAAATGATAAAATTTCATCAATAATTTACAATAGCTTTTTAACGGATCAGCAGAGAGAGAATGTTACAGAACAGGAGTTCACAGCGAAAATGAATGACATGCTTGCAGTGAAGACGGTTGAAAGTGTTGAAGAAATTGAAAAAATGTCAAATGAGATAATAAGAGCTGTAAATTCTTCAAAACTGTTTGGTGGAAAAGTAAGAGAATTGTTACTGAACAGTGAGGATAGAGAAAAGTTATTCAAAATAAAAAAATTCTTTGGAGCTGAAAAGCAGTTGTTAAAGCTATATGAAGAAATTGAAGAATTACAGGTAGCATATAGAAACTATAGAAAATCTTTTTACAAAAAAGATGAAAACTTGATAGAAGAGATTGCGGATTGCTTTGTAATAGCACTTCAAATCAATAAAGTGAAAATGATTAAAAATATGATTAGAGGTATGGTAGATAATTCAGGGGTATTTAAAACTGAAATGATTGAAAAAGTTATCAGAATGATTAAATTTAAAATAAATAGGACAGTGGACCGAATAGAAAAAGGAGAATACGGAGTTTATAAGATTGAATACAAGGCTGACAGGGGAACGGAACAGCCTGAAAATTCAAAAAAAAAGGAAGCAGAGGATAAAAACTCAACTGAAGAAAAAGAAGAGCCAAAAACAGGAAATATGACAAAATCAGAAAAGGAGAAACTGAAAAAGGAACAGAAAATATATGAATTTATAAAAAATAAGTCTCCATTCTACTATAGGTCAAAAGAGGTTAGAGATGGGACAAAAATACATCCGACTGAATGCACTGAAATAGTAAAAGAACTGATTGAAAAAGGAAAAATAACAATAATAAAAAAAGGGAAAGATGGCATATATGGAGCAACTCTTTCAACATCAGAAAATATTCAGGAAGCGGAGGTTGTAAGTTAATGGCAACTAATCCAGGAAAAAAATTTGAAGAGGATTTTTCAAATAGTGTAAACAAGGAAGAAATATTTCTGCATAGATTAAAAGACGGCTCTGCAAGTACAGGAACGGACGGTAAAATGAGAAGATTAAAGAATAGAAATTTATGTGATTTTATACTCTTCAAGGGCGGGCAACTTGTCCTTGTTGAGCTTAAATCATTTCTGGGAAAGTCGATGGCTTTCAGCAATATAAAAAGTACTGTAGATGAACAGCAGACATTTTTATATAACTTGAGATTGGAAGCAAGTAAAAATAATGTGAAAGCCTATATGGTTTTGAATTTTAGAGAATTAAATGAAACATACGCTATAGATATTCATAATTTTGACGAGTTTTATAAATTTACAGGAAAAAAATCAATAGATATTACAGAAGCTAGACAACTTGGAAAACAGTTATGGCAGAAAAAATCAAGAACTAGATACAGATACGGAATAGAAGATTTATTTAATTAGGAGGGGAAATGGAAAACTTGGATAAAAACATGATTTTAGAGAAAATAACAAACGAAATAAATAGATTTATGACAAAGACAAGAGGTAAAACTAGGAAAGTAGCTGAAATTTGTGCTAAACATCCTGAAATATTTTTAGAAATTCAAAAGCCTGATACAGTTTTAAAATACTATTTGGATAGGGAAAATAATATAAGTGCAATTACAATGTCTTTATCTGAATACAAAGAAAAAGATTTTCCACTTTCAACAATAAGAAACACAAGAAGAGATATAGAGTTATTTTTGGAGAAAAAAGGAATTAATCTTGAAATTGGTTCACTGCTGCAAAAAAAAGGATTATTTATGAAAATTGAAAGAGCGAAAGGAAATAAAAATTTTTAAAAGAAACATATTAAAAAATGGAGGTGTAGGAGTTGGAAGATATATTAAAAGGAACATTTGAAATAAATATGGATACAGGAGAAACAAAGTATTTTTTTACTTCTACGCAGACTGTAAAAGAGAAACATACTAAAAAGCTTGAAGAGTTCATAGAAAATACAATTGCTACAGTTATAGTAGACAAGAGATTAACTACAGAACAAAGAAAGAAAATATGGTGTATTTTAGATGACTTTGCTTATTGCAATGGTGGAGATAAAGAGCAGTGGAGAGAACAACTTCAGACTGAATTTTGTAGATTACACGATCTTGAATATTTTAGTATTTCTGAAACCAAAAGAGACGGAGCTAGTAAAGATGTAGCGAGGGAATTCATACAGTGGCTATGTGAGTTGGCTGTGAGAGAAAATGTGGGATTTCGAGAGGAAACAGGCAATCCTGCTACGTGGGTTCCTGAAATTGGAAGATTTGTTATTAGTTGTCTGAGAGCTAGGAGATGTGCAGTATGTGGAAAAGTTCATGATTTTCACAATGGAGATATAGTTGATTTAGAACATTGGAACACGATCTCAAGTAGTGCTGGGACTTATGAAAATGATGATGGATTAAAAAATCCATTCATAACATTGTGCCGAGAACATCACATGATAAAACATGCAATAGGAAAAGAGGAATTTCAGGAGAAATATATAGTTGGTGGTGTATGGCTGAATGAACAGTTAGTTTATGAATTGCTTCCAGTATATCCTAATCATTTTAAATTATTTCGGAAGAAATTAAAAAATGGAGAGTATGACAGTATTTTAGTAAAGGAGAAAAGAAAATGACGGAAAAAGAAAAACAGAAATATGAAAAAATATTTTTAGAAGTCTGGGATAAAAGCTTACTAGAACCAGACTTATTGATGGATATGTGTGAATTATTAGGGCTTGAAAAAACTGAAGAACTGGAAGACGGGATCACATTATTTTATTACAAGACTACAAGCGGAAGAATTTTTGTAATAGAAGACGATGAAGTTTCTGGGACTTTAGAAATTTATGAGGAGAAATAAAATGATATTAAAAATAATTGTAACAGTAATGATTTTAAGTATAGTTATTTGCCAAGTCGGTAAAGCTGAAAAAAGAAGATATTTAATGAGTGCTTACTTTGATTTAGTTATAATGTGTATATATCTAATGACAACAATAGGAATTTATTTATTTTTAAAGTAATATAGGAGGAATAGGAATGAAATTTTTAAAAATATATTTATTAGGATTTGCAATAGTTTTTGTATTTTTAACAATAGGAAGAACAATAACAAAAATAAGTGAGTATAAAAGAACTGGTAGGTGGAATAGTTATAAGATTGAATGGGGGCTAATAATTTATTATTCACTTTATAGTTTCAGTTTTTTCGCCTTGTTGTTAGATGATTTTATAAGAGAAAATTTTTAATTTAGAAGCACAATGGCAGTTGAATATTTTTGGTCTTAGTATTATAATAAAAAAAGGAGGAAGATTATGGAAAAAAACAAATATTTTTCAGGCACAGTAATTGCAATGAAAAAATTAAATGAAAAACTTAAAAAAATTTCCGAAATTTTTTGCCAAGAATTAGAAAAACTAAATAAAAATCAAGAAAAGACCAAATAAAACTGGTCTTTTTGTTTGTAAAAATAATGTAAATATGGTATAATAAGAGGGTGATAAAATGCTTACTAAAGAGCAGATAAGACAAATTGAAAATGACAAAAAACTATTTTTCTTTATCATTGAACTTTTGAAATTGAAATCAGAAGTTAGAGAAGTCGAAATGACAGCCGTTTTAAAAAATGGAAAGATGATAAAGAAAAAAAAGTTGTTAATTGAATAAAGGCAAGAACATAAAATTTGTGAGCCGACTTGTACATAGATTAGAAATAGTCTATTTATAGGTCGGCTTTTTTATTTAGCCTCCTTCTGATTTTTATATATATGGGCTCATTGATTAACAAGGAGCGGTTGGGTTGGTGGGAAAGTTAAAAAAGAAAGTGAGGGAATATGGAACTGGAAAAAATTAGTATAAATAAAATAAGGATGTATGAAAATAATACGAAAGAACATCCTGAATGGCAAGTTGAAGAAATTATAAAATCAATCAGTGCATTTGGATATAGAGACCCAATAGCATTAGATGAAAATAATGTGATTATTGAAGGACATGGAAGATACTTAGCTTTAAAACAGCTAGATTATGAAGAAGTTGAAATATTGAGAATAAGCGATTTAACAGAAGAGCAAAAAAAGGCATATGCGATAGCACATAACAAATTAACTATGAATACTGATTTTGATATAGAAAAATTGAGAATTGAATTAAGCAAATTGGAAGAAGCGAATTTTGATTTATCTGTATTAGGATTTGAAAACATAGAACTGGAAGAAATAATGGAAGTAGATGCTGAAGAAGTTCTGGAAATTGAAGAGGAAGAAACAGAAAATGAAAGGACGAGGCATAAATTGATTTGCCCACATTGTGGTCACATAGCATTGAAGATCGAATTCAAGGAGGTAATGGAAGATGGCGAAGATACATAATGATAAATATTACACTCCTGAAGCAGCTGTAAAAAAGGTTATAGAAGTTATTGAAAGAGATGTAAGACCTATAAAATGTTTTTCAAGGATTATAGAGCCAAGTGCAGGAGCTGGAGCCTTTTTAAATTATCTTCCGGAAGAAACTTTGGCATTCGATATTGAGCCACATGATCCGAGAATTAAAAAAGCGGACTACCTGATTCAAAATATACCTTATATGAAAAAAAGCTTAGTGATAGGCAATCCACCTTTTGGAGAAAATGGAACCTTGCATACCGAATTTATAAAAAAGAGCATGGAACATTCAGAGTATGTTGCCTTCGTGTTGCCGGGAGACATGTATAAAAGAGATACGTTTGAGGACATAGAACTTTACAAGAGTTATATGCTCCCTGAACTAAAATACAGCGGAGTTAAATTAAAATGTTGTTTCAATATATATAGAAAAAGGAAAAGCAAGCTACAGGATAAGAGAATAAAAAATGTGGAAATATTAACATTCTCAAAAAGCAAAAATACAACAAAAAAAGAGGAAAAAGACTGGTTGGATATAAAATCAGATTTTCGCTTAATAATGTTTGGAACGGTAAGATTAATTAAAAATACAGATAAAAAAGTTAGAGCAAAAGAAATGAAAATAATTCTAAAAGAAAAAGTTAATCTAAAACCTGTTTTAGAAAGGTATCTAAAAAAAAGACTAGAAATTTCAGTTGCGGCTTCAAATACAAGTAAAAGAGAGATAATAGAATTGATACACGATAATTTCCCTCAGCTGAGGGAGTGATTTTATGAGTAAGGAAGATATAAAGCTGCTTATAAAAAACGAGTACGAGAACGGAACGAGTATGAGCGTGCTGTCTAGGAAATATGGGATAAATCTTAGCAGCATAAAAAAGTGGAGTTCTCAGGGTAACTGGATTAAAAAAAAACATAACAAGGTAACCAAAAATAACCGAACTAAAAAAAGTAACCAAAGAGAACTGGTTACCCAAGAAAAAGATGCACAAATAAAAAGTGACATAATGAACAATATCTCAAAAAAAGAAGTAATGGCTAAAAATGACATAAGCGAACGAACTTATTACAGGAAAAGGCAAAGCATAAGACAGGCTAGGATTGAAAAAACGGAGCAGTATTTGGAGAAAATATCTGAGAGTGTTTACCCGGACTTAGAAACAATATTAGAGAATACTGAAAAAGCAAAAAGAAATCTGATTGTAAGGTCAATAAAGGAAATAGGGAGCGAAAAAACAGATGTAAAAAAAATACAGGAATACAACAAAGCTTTCAATTCTATCAATCAAATGGTAAACAACATAATAAGAACAGGGAAAATGCTAACTCCTTATGAGATATTGGAAATCGAACAACAGTTAGTCAATGAAGAACTGTTACAAGAGAAACTGGATCTTGAGAAAAAGAAAATAGAAGGCGAACAGCTGAAAGATACAAAAGTAGAATTTAAATTCAAAGAAAAAGAGATAGAAGAACTGGAGGATAAAAAAAATGAATAACGAAAATTTGACTGAAGCAACAACAGTTGTAGAGGAAAAGAAAAGCAACAAGGCTGAAAAGCTTTTAAATGAATTTGTGGAAAAGCATTTGAAAGGAACAAGATATGTGAGAGATTTTGAATTAACAATTTCGGATGAAACTAAGGCTTTTGGAATAGCTACAAATAATATTCTGTATGATTTTGATATTTCAAAAGAAGAATTTGAAGAAAAAGTTGATTTTTTACATAACACAAAAACACAAGATACATCAGGAGTTAAATATCAGTACAGAGTAATTAAGAAAAAAGGAGATAGTTTTATTGCGGCATTTAAATCAGACAGTTATGTGGTAGGAGCTGGAAAAGTAGGAAGAACAAGAGAGATTGTGGAGGTGTAGTTAAATGGGAAAAAATGGTAAAAAAGAAAATTTAGTTGAAACAAATGTTGAAGAAATCAACACAGAAGTTGAGAAGTCAGAAGAGCAATCTGAAGAAATCGGAACAGAAGTCGAAACAAATGTTGAGGAACAATCTGAAGGAATTAACATAGAAAATAAAATAACTAAAAAAGATTTAGAAGACAGAATAAAAAAAGGAGATTTCAGGATAGCACGTAACTTTGTTTTTAAAGACGGCTCAAAAGAATTAAGAGTGGATTACAAGGATACAGACCGTAATTATTTGCTCGAAGAAAATAAATTGATTGAGTATTTCAAAGAGAAATATCCACATCAGGAATTTTTTATTTTAGGAGAATAAATGGAAATTAAGTTGGATATAAATGAACATTTTAAGGGATTTATATCTGAAGATAATTCGGACATATATTTACTGATTGGAAGCTATGGAAGTGGCAAAAGCTACAATGTGGCAACTAGACTTATTATAGATAGTTTCAAGGGAAAAAGAAAAATACTAGGAATAAGGAAAGTTTATAGAGATATAAGAGACAGCGTATTTACTGATTTAGTTGATGTTATAACCGAACTTGAATTAGAAAATTATTTTAATATAAGGACTGGTCGTTTAGAAATAGAAAATAAAATAACCAAGACTAAATTTATTTTCAGGGGATTAGATGAAGTAGGAAGATTGAAGTCCATAAAAGGAATTACTGACATATGGATAGAAGAAGCTAATCAGTGCAACAGAAATGATTTCAAGCAACTTAGATATAGATTGAGAACTCCGGGAGTGAAAATGCACATGTACTTAAGTACAAATCCGGCAGAGCCTGACAGTGCTTCAAACTGGACTTACTGGTTTCTGACAGAATATGCAGGAGTATCTGAAGAAACATTATATGAAAAAAGGGAATTTATAAAAAAGATAGAAGATGCCGAAACAGGATATGTGCAAAGGATATATGTCAATCATTCAACTTACAAAGAAAATAAGTTTCTCCCAGCAAGTGCGGTTGCAGAATTAAATATGGAAAAGGATCCTTATTTAGTAGCAATAGCACAGCAAGGGAGATTTGGTTATCATGGTGAGTTTGTTTACAACGATGTTGAAAAAGAAAGCAATGAATATGTGGACGAACAGGTGGCAAGACTAGGAATTGAATGGCATGTTGCGGGAATGGACTTCGGATTTAAAGTTTCCTACACTGCAGTGGTTAGAGCTGCAATAGATTACGAAAATAATATTCTCTATATCTACGATGAATTTTACAACAAAGGATTAACCAATCCACAAATAATACAGGAAGATTTTCTTTATAACATAGCTGAAGAGGGTATTGTAATATATGCGGACTATGCAGAGCCTAAAACTATACAAGAATTCAAATCGAATGGAATACTCATGGCAAAGGCAGATAAAATGGTAGGAAATCCATTGGGTAGGATTGGAAAAGTGCAATCATTCAACAGAATTGTGATAGCACAGCGGTGTGAGAACACATATAGAGAACTAAAAAACTTGAAATTTCAAAAGGACGAGAACGGAGTAATAATAGTGGGAGATAAGAAAAAAATGTTTAATTTTGACGCTCACACTAAAGATGCACTTGATTATGCTCTTTCACGATACAGACCAAGAGATTTAAAAACTAGATACAAAAGTAAGATATAAGGGGGTGAACATGTTTAAATTTTTTAGAAAAAAGGAACAAGGCACAACAATTAAAAGCTTTAATGACTTGTTGAATTATGCGAGAGCTTTTAATATTTTTCCTTATAATGTCAATGTACAAAGAATGTTGAAACAAATCCCTGAAAATCCTTTTATAAGCTCGGCACTTGAAAGAATGCAACAAGGATTTTACTCTATAGACTGGAGTGTATACAAAGAAAATACAGAAGGGAAAAACGAAAAGAAGGACAATATAGTTTATAGGAGCTTGATTAATCCTAACGCTTTGATGGATACAGATGACTTTTTATATTATTGTTATCTTTACTGGGCTATCTTTGGTGAATTCCTTATTCAAAAAATAAAGCTTTATAACAAGTATGATTTATGGGTGTACAGCCCAGCTGAATATACAATAAATTACAACAATAACAATATACTTTTTGGGATACAGAGCATTGACTTATCGAATGGAAAGAAAATTTCAGGAAAAGAACTTGAAAATTTCTGTTATAAGAAAATGCCAAATCTTTATTCAAAAGGTAATGGAATAAATAGAGTGACTTCACTTGCATTGTTACATGACTACTATTGTTTAATAAGTCGGTGGAACAATAGCATTTTAAAGAACAGTGGAAAAAGACAATTTTTAATTTTGTTAGACCAGTTAGGAACAGGAGAAACAATAGAAAAAATACAGGACAGAATAAGCGAGAACAGTGGAGCGGATGGGATAGGGAAACCAATTATTTTAAGTGGATTTGACGAGAAATCAAAAATACATAATCTTGACTTTACTCCAAGAGATTTTGATTTTATGGAAGCAACAGCAGAAATAAGGAATATTACTTCAAATGTATTGAATGTTCCTGATTTGCTTATTGGTGGAAAAGATAATGCTAAATACAACAACATGCAAGAGGCAAAGAAAGCACTCTACACTGAGAACATTATTCCTGCAGCTGAACAAATAAAGTCGTGTATAAATAGATTATTTCAAAAAGATTTCGGGCATAATGAACTGATTGACTTTGACACTTCAAAAATAGAAGTATTGAAAGACAATAAGATTGAACTGATAAATGCATTGAATGCTTCAGAATTTCATACTGTAAACGAAAAAAGAAAAATGCTTAATTTAGACAGTATAAACGGAGCGGACGAAATATTGATAAAAGGAATGCCAAGTACTTTAACGGATGTATTGAATGGCGAAGTAGAGCCAATTGATAACAATCCAAGTGAGGACGATATTTAATGACAAAAAAAGAAAAGAAACAAATGGAGAAACAAGCCGAAGCATTAAAAAAAGCAAGAGGAAAAGCAACGAAAGTTGTAAAAAAAAAATTAGACTCAAACTTTAATGATTTATCAAACAGTGTTGATGTAATAAATGAAGAAATAATAATTGATTTTTCAACTTTCAGAAATAACTTAAATAAAACATTGTTGCTTACTCATAGAGTTTCAACTAAGGCTGTAATAGATGTAGTAGATGAAATGTATGAAGTGAGGGAAAAGGTAAATTATTTTAAAGATATAGAAGATAAAAGGCTAAATGATTTTAACGCTAAAAAAGCCGCAGAAAAAGTACAAAAAATTGATGAAGTTACAAAAAATAAAATAAATAAAATCATTTCTGAAAGACAGGCAAGTGGAACAAATGCGAAACAAATAGCCAAGGAGGTCAGGGAAAATGTAAAAGAAATGACAAAGAGTAGGACTTTAACAATCGCAAGAACAGAAACGGCTAAGGCAAGTGGTTATTCAATGCACGAACTTGCTAAAGAAACGCTTGTAAACACTAAAGTATGGATGCATGCTGGTGGTGGTGCAACGGACAGAAAATCACATTTAGATATGAATGGCGAAGAAAGAAAAATAGATGAAGCATTTTCAAATGGTCTGATGTATGCACATGATCCTGATGCAGAAGCTGGAGATGTAATAAATTGTTATTGTGTCACAACATATAAATTTAAAGTGTGAGAGGAGGAAAAATGTCAAAACATTTATTTGAAAAAAGTATTGGAAATACAATAACTAAATCTGACACTGAAAATGGAACATTTGAAGGTGTTCTGATAAAAGGTAGTGTTATTGATAGTTATGGAGATTATTTTTCAGAAGAAGCAATAAATAATTTCAAAACCAAAAACAATTCGAATACAATTTTCTTATTACATCAGCACAATAAAAGTGCTGAAATAGGAACAATGGAAATATATGCTGAAAACGGAGATTTGAAATTTAAAGC